CAAAAGCCGCCGCATCAACTTTAATTTGTCCTGTTGTTCCTAGTACTGTAAACGTATCGCCTACGCCAATACTACCTGAACCTGTGTTACCTGCTGTTGCTATTGCTTGTTGGTATGTAGTTAATGTTGGACCTGTAATTGTAATATTGCCTTCAGCATCACTTGCTGTTGTAATATTTGTACCACCAAGTATTTTAAAACCTTCACCTGCATTAATGTCACGCATGGTTGAATCATCTGCACCTACATTCAATGTAAAGTTATTTGGAATATCTGCAAGTGTGACATACCCTGCATTGTTTGTCCATTGAGTAATGTTACCTGATTTGTTTACTAGTGTGTCTGATGAACTTGCAGTAATAAATCCTGTGTCGTTTGTAAGGTCTGAAACGTTAGCAGGTCCTGTAATAGTAAGTGCACCAGTACCTGTGTTAACACTTGTTGAAATACTATTAGCACCTAAAACTTGTATTGTTGTATCTGTTGTAACTTGATAACTTGCAGAGGCATCGTCAGCAATATTCCATTTGTATGTTCCTGCTAGACTTGGTTTATTAGTTAAGTCTGCATAGTCACCTGATGTTGCTACTGTTGCGAATGCAGTGTTAACAGCACTTGTAACTAGTCCTTTAGCATTTACTGTTACAGTATTAAATGTTCCAACGTTGGAGTTTACTGTGTCAAGAGTAAGTGTAACTGTACTTGCGTTTGCGGCAATGGCTCCACCAGTGTCACCACTCATGTCTCCGTCAAATGTAATGTTTGGTCTGCCTGTTAAATCTCCGTATCCACCACTAGTTGCTACTGCGGCAAATCCTGCTTCTGTAATTGTTTGATTAATCCAAGCACCTGTACTTGTATCATATTGTAATAATTCATTGTCAGCAATACTTGTTATATTAACATTTTGAAGTGTACCTAAATCGTCTCCACTTACATCAGTTATAAAAGCCGATGTTGCATTGTTGTATTGTGATAGGTCAGTGTTAGCACTAATTGTAATATCACCTTCAGCATTTGAAGCAGTACTAATTACTCCACCGTCACCTAGTATACCTAAGTTCTCACCACCTTGTACAATTCTAACTGTACTATCATCTGCACGTAATTCAACTCTACCAATAGCACTAGCAACAATATCTTCTGCACTTTGTAGACTTAATGTAACAGCATCTGAGTTTGAATCAACAGTAAAATTAACACCAGGGCCTCCAATTACCGTAAGTGTGTCATTGTCTGCGTCTGCAACTACTTGTCCTACGCTAGACCCACCTTTTTGAAAGGCCATTATACGGAATGAATCGATTACTTTTACTGACATATTTTATGGTTCTCCTTACTGTATTTACCGTTGATAAAAGAATAGGAGCATTGTTACCAACACTCCTATCTTTTAAATATACTGGTTTTATATGTTATGTCGCCTACGGCGTGGATAGAGTCCGTTCTATACTGTGTTCTTTTTGTTATAGTTAAAGGTGCTTTTGTATATACACTATTTATATTGCTCTCTATAGTATGCAACTTTTCTGTTGCCAGGTAAGTTGCCAACCCCTACGTGCCTAAACTAGGCCGCTAATGCCATTTCTGGCGCATAATTGTCATTTGCAATTATAAAGTTTCTTCGCGATAACCGTGCTTAGATCCGGATAACTCCACTAACTCTATTAACTACCAGTCGATCCTATTTCGACCCCATCATAAGCACACTCGGTAAATGTGTTTATGGTGGAGTCGCCCGGTACCGCCCCGGGGTCCTGAATAGCGTTTGAATTGCTTCAACGTTACATATATAGTTATACTATCATTTTACCAAAAAGTCAACCTTTTCTTCAGAATCTATTAGTTTGTTTCTATTACGTAATAACTAATGCTCAAGAAAATACTCAATATTAACAATGGAGAGTTATGACAGATGATAGATCAGTTGACGCAACTTATGAAAACGAAGGTAGCGTTGTAACAATTCCTTTAAAGGAATACGACAAACTTCGTGAACGACAAAAATACATTACAGATAAAAGCCTAATATCAGTTATCGATAAAATCGAAGAACTAGTTAGAGCCTTACGAAAACATATTGTAAGAACGGAGATAGAATAATGGCCAAAATGAGAACATATACTTTCTACGACGGAGACAATGTAGAAACTAAAGAAGAAATGAGTTATAGGAAAGCAGTACGCTCTTTCCAAGGTAGCACAAAAAGTAAATCAGTTAGAGTAGAATGGACAGCCAAAAAAGGCGGAACATACGAAATGATACAATCATTACCATTAGGTAGAAAAATAAGACAGGCGGCAATATTAGAAAAGAAAAGAGCGGCCTTAAAAGCAAAGTTAGGAAAGTAATATGAAAATACATAAGTCATACGAAGGACATGTTTCACAACCTAAGAAAACAAGTCAAGCAGGTTCCAAAGCACGTTGCAAGTTTTCATCAATGAACAAATCTAAAAAACGTAGTCACAAGTTTTATAGAGGACAAGGAAAATAATGGCTGGAATAAAAGCACGTGGAGTTATTACTAACCACTTAAAAAGATATCACAAAGAAAGAGAAATTATACCTTGCAAATATATTGCTGATGGCAAAGGTAAAGGTATAATGGTTGCTCAATATAAAGATACTAGAGATTTAGTAGTTGATGATAAAAATGTTCCTATTGCTTGGGGTAGAGCCTAACCACCTGCAAAACAATTAGCACTACCAGCGGCAACTGATGTACACCCGGTGATGCTATCACCTATTCTTCCGCAACCTTTTCCATTAATAAAAACAGTAGTTGACCCAAGTGTTATCGGAGCCGCATGTGAAGGACATGGTACACCAGGTAATAAATGTCCTGTGTTAACATCATCTTTTCTTGATATTCCTATACCGTTTGCAAATACAGTACTACTTCCTACTGCTCTAGTCATTCCTGAACAGTGAGGTACATCTGCATCACCTATTCTAGTTATTGCTGGCATTACGTTCAATCTCCATAAGTTGTTCTAACCTAGCAGGCCATTGTTCTATTTCAGCGTGTTGTTCTTCTGTATGTGGGGCTTCAGGTATGTGTGGTACAAACTTAATTACATGATCAAATTTGCTAGGAACATCTTCCCATTTATCCACAGTTACCTGTTTGCCTTCAACTATAAATGTAAACTCGTGCATACGAGTATTTATTTTACTTTACTTTGAGATTTGGTGGTGCAGTTACTATGCTTGATGTTTGTTGTTGATATAGTTCTGCAAACTGCTTAATAGTTTTAGTAATAACCATTATGCTTTCTTTTTTAAACAAGTATCCTTTGTCAGGCTCACCTGTAAATAAGAACTGTTGTAACCCTAACCCTTGTCCATTCATTACAAGAGTAAGAGGAGTTTTAATCTTAAAACCCTTTTCATTTTCTTCTGTAAGTTTACCTACAATTTCTTCTCCGGAGTTAAGTTTAAAAGTAACTGTATCTCCAACTTTATATGGTGCTTCTATTAACATTATATTGTGTGTCCTGTTCCGTTATAACCTGTTTCATCAATGTAGTTTACAAGTTGATCGTAACCCCCAATAGTTTTTCCATTGATTTTGATTTGTGGTACAGTTCTTGCAGTTGGGAACCACTCCATTAATTCTTCTCTAGTGTAGTCAGTTCCTAGAGATTTATATGTATGTTCAAGTTGTCTTGTCTTGCACAGATTTACTGCTTTAACACAATACGGGCAACTTGGCTTTCCGAATATTTCGATCATAGTTTGAAGTCCTTAAATGTATCTTTGTTAATGTCTTGTTTAACACCGCCAACGATATAACTTTCAACTTCTGTTTCTTGTGGGGCAACTTGTAGTCCTGCACTTGACAACCAATGTTGTGTCCACGGTAGCGGATTAGTGTTTAATGGACGATCATATAACATATCAAGTCCTAGTGCTTTCAATCTTTTGTTAGCAATAAACTCAACATAAGCATGAAGAAGATTAGCATTAAGTCCAATCATACTTCCGTCTTTGAATAAGTAGTCCGCCCAATTCTTTTCTTCTGCAACACATTCACGCCACAGGTCATAAACTTCATCTTTAAGTTCTTCTGCGATTTTAGCCATGTCTGGATCATCGTCACCTTTGGCCCAATGTTTAAGAATGTGTGTACTTAGGTTAAGGTGTGTTGCTTCATCTCTTGCAATAAGACTAATAATCTTAGCACTACCTTCCATCATTTTTAATTCACCAAATGCAAACGTACATGCAAATGAAACATAAAAACGTAAACCTTCTAAAATGTTTACAGTCATCATTGCTTTGTATAATGCTTTCTTAACATCATACATAGTACCTTTGTTTTTATTAAAGTAATTGTTTGCAATGTCATTAAACTCGTCATAGTATTTTGTAACACTAATTGCACGTTCAATAATCTTTTCATCATCAAGAATAGTATCAAACACTTCACTAGGATTAGCATATACATTTTTTACAATGTGTGTATATGAACGTGAATGAATTGTTTCAAAAAAGTCCCAAGCAATAATACAACCTTCTAGTTCTGGATTTGAACAGTAAGGTAAAAAACTTAGACATGGTCCACGTCCTTGTACACTATCAAGTAGTGTTTGATATTTTAAA